GGCAAGTTCCATTTTGCTGACCAAAGCATTTCCATAGATTTACGAGTTTCAGGTCGCATTTTCCTCCAGGAATTTTTTTCTAAATTCTTCTGCTTGCTGTTGAATTTCATCTGCAACAGGAGGGATCTCATTTACAGGAACCATCATTGCAGACTTTCCATCAGGACGAACAATTTTCCAACAAACATGTTGAGATTCTGTTAGATCCATGATGAAATCAAAGTGATCTTCTGCTTGACGCAGCGTAATACCAATCGGTCCAATCATTTTACAGCAAAGCAATAAGTGATCATGTTGTTGTCAATAATCTCTTGAACTTCCGAGATTGTTTCAGAGAATCCTTCCGCACCCTCATCATCAAACCTCCATTGTACATCCTTTTCATAACCTTCATCATCAACCAAAGTCATTTTACGCTTCGAGAAGTTGACAAAGATGTGCGACAGGGAATCCATGGGTGTCTCTTCAGTACCTATGTAGTATAGCAGAGAGGGGTGCCCCTGTCAATAGTGGTGTGCAGAATCGCCACTGCCACACGGACCCTTGGGCATCATGTTAAAAGCGATTGAATATCGAGTCTGATCAGAATTATTTGGTGTCACAAGGTGACGAACTTCACTGGGAAACATGACCATCAGACCTTTTTGTGGTGGAACCATATAAGCTCCTGCATTGAATATGTTATATTCATCATACAGAGGAAGAATGGGTGAAGGAGTTTCGACAAGTTTTAATTTTGAAGAGTCATCATTATATTCATCAAAATACAACACCGCACTATACCATGAATTAGTGTGTACATGTTCTGCAGCAAAACCACCAGGGTATGTTTTAGTAAACCAAGATGTTGTTATCTGTATAAAATTTTGATACCCAAGATAACTTCTCACACATTCATTAAAAAGATCTTCAAAGTATTTCAACACGGATCTGTCCATAGTATGCAGAACATGAGTGTCTTTACTCGCTCCACTTTTATATCCAGTCTCCCAAGTGTCTTCATTCCATTTCATCTGGGCACAGACTTTTTTTAGATCATCACAAATACCAAGATCTACATAAGTGTTTAGTAATGGTTTGGCAAATATAGGAGTTACATTCCACATCAGTAAATAAACGTAGATTCGTCGCTTCCCGTCTGTCCTTTAGGCATGACGTTAAATGTAAGACACAATCTATCAGTGTCTGAAGTATTCATGTAAACCCTATGTTTTACATGACTGGGAAACATCATCATGTGATTTGCATTAGGTGACAAACGGATGAATGGTGCTGTCCATTGAGACCACTCAGCGGGGACAACATGAATACCTTGAGGGTCAACAAAAAATTCAATATCACCAGATTTTTCTGTGTATTCATCAAAGAATACTATACCAGTATACCAAGAGTTGTAGATAGTTTTGGCACGAACCTCGTGTCCTGGTGGCAATTTATGCAACCAAGATGTAGTGAGTTGAATATCACAATCATACCCAAGTTGAGTAACAAGATCTTCAGAAATCTCTTTGATACTAGATCGAAGGTCTTTATGTTTATCAAGAATTTGTTTATCTTTAGACGTAATATCGATTCCATCAGTGGAGAACCAATATGCGTCTTCCGAAATTTCTTTTAATTGTGTACACAATGTTTCTTCAATCTCTGTTGATGCAATTGGTTGCACAAACAGAGGAGCAATAGACCAAGTTTTCATAATTTAATTTAGGAAAATAGAAGCACCGACAACTGTTACATTTGCTTCAGCAGTGATACCAATGGCAGCGGCAGCTTTGATAGTACATGCGGCACCAGCAGTAATAGCAACTAGACCAGCACCTGCTGTAAGAGTTGCAGCACCTGCTGCGGTTGTAGTAGTCCACCCAAGTCCTTGAGTGTTTGTATATGCACCAGAGGGGTTAGCAATGGTATATCTAGGAGGATTATCACTAGCACCACCACCAGCAATCAAGAATGATTCTTCAGAACCTCTGATCTGTCTAAAGATACCAGACTTAAGAGCAGGAACAGCACTAGTCATGTTGATAGTTTCATTCAGAACTGTCGTTACAATACTAACACTATTTGTTGCAGAAAGGATGAGGTCACCACCTGCACCTAATGAAATGTTAGAACAACCATTATCATAACTACCACCAACAATTTTATGTGACTGAGCAGCAAGTTCCATTTCAGAACCTTGAAGTGCAAACTTTGCACCAACTACGTTAACATCAACGTCAGAACCAAAGCGAAGTGTATGCTTTTGAACATCAGTGTCTTGGTCATTACCATTTTTGTCAGCAGATTTAGGAGCACCCTCAGCACCGAAGAAGAATCCACCACCACACTCAATATGCATGTTACCAGTGACTTTCAGGAAATAATCACCTTCAACGTTTACAACATGATCGCCATCAATCTGTCTGCAATCATCACCATGTACTTCACATGTGTAATTACCTGCATAACTAGAGTGATCAGCAACTAAGTTGCCAGTTTCTGATTGATTGTTCGCAGCTTCTCTACCCGCTTGCTCTGCTCTTTGTTGGATTTCATCCTCTGTGAGTTCGTTGTTTGTGTTACGAATCTCTTTCTCCGCAACATACTTACCATATTCGTAGTTGTTCAACTTAACGGAAGTGTGCATAGTTCCGTTAGGTGATCTAGAAAGTTTCGCTTGACGACCAGGTGTACCAACAAAATGATCGTATGCACCATTGACCCAAGTTTTTGCAACAGACATGTATGGATCTGCTTGATTGATGATGTTATCAATCAGGTTTCCACCACTGCTATTGTTGCCGCAACTTCCTCTACCTTGCCCACGTATCCTATTAATCTCATCCAATTCCTCAGGTGTACAATGTGTAACACCAAACATAGGATACCAACCTACTGTATCAGCACCACCATCAGCAGTTCTATTACAACCACCGCCGATGAAACCCAAGAACAACTGAATCAAACCTGTGATACTTGTGATACCTTGCTGCATCAGGTCAGTTCCTTCTTCAAAGATTCCCGAACCTTCTTGCCATGCGTTGATGATATCCTGTGCTTGCTGTACGCCTTGAACAATACCTTTTACTGTGTCAACCAGACTCATGATCGAGTTGATGATTTCTTGAACTTTACAGATCACAGAATCAATAACACCCTGAACACCTTGAAGAACCATTGATGCTCTGTCAAACAAACCATCAAGGAAACCATTAACAAGATTTGTTAATGATCCAATAGGGTCAGCAATGTATCCAGCGAGGTTACTATCAATGTTGCAGAGAGATGATAGAATTGTTTGAACCGCTTGCTGAATAACCGACATCATGGCAAGAGGGATACCAGTAGCAGAACTGATAAAGGTTGCGATGTTAAGACTTTCTGCTAAGTTGGAAACATATTGTCGAATAGCAGATACAACCTGAGCAAAGACTGAACCTAGAAAGTTCTTGACCTTTCCAGTAAGTGCCTGTGCCGTTACAAGTTTACCACTAACAACATCGAGAAAATCTCCACCTTCACCCTTTACAAGAGTTCCAGCGGTGTCAGCAATATCTTCTACCAAATAAGACAACTTATATTCTAATGTTTTCCAAGGTCCACCAACACCATTGGCAGCAGGAATAGGTTTTTCGGGTTGTCTTGGTTTGTGAGGATTACCACTGCTACCATTAATACCAGGTTGAATACCTAAGTTATTAGGAGAACCAGAACCACCAGGAGTGGTAGTTCTCATACCAGGCATAGATACCGAGTTGTTATCACCTTGTCTTTGATATCCCTGTTCTGATGTTCTTGCGGTAACGGAGTTAGGATTACCAGGACTCAATGCAGAAGCGTTGGGACTAACACCAGGTTCCATAAATTCGCCTGTAAAAGCAAACACTTTATCTGTTGCTGTATCAGACGATTTTTGAACACGAAGAACACCGATAACGATAGGCATCTGTGCAGATTCTCCATCCATGAAGAATCCCATAACAATAGCACCAGGTTGTAACTGACCAGAAGATTCACCCTGACCATCGTTACCTGCCTGACATGTATGCTGCATGACAGTTGCCCATGGCAGTTTTTCGGTAGGAAGATCTGCCGTAGTTCCACCACGCACATTGGTATAGTAACCAAGAACTCGAACTTTTACACGTCCGAGTTCCATAGGATCTTGATTATCTTCTACCTCACCAACCCACCAGAAAAATCCGTCTTTACCGACAAAATTTACTACGGGTTCTTTAGTGATTCCCTCAATTGTTGCCATATTTTCTTAGGATCTTACAATTTTATTTAGTAAGGTAACCATTCTCCTCCAACCATTCACGAGTCATAGGTGTGGGATCATAATCAGTCCACATAGTGCCAGCAGCACAGGATTCTAGTGCTTTCTGTGTCATACCAGCAGTTTTACCTGCCCAAGTTGCTTCCTTCTCCCAGGGTTGTGCATGAGCAGGATATGTACGACGCACCATCTCTTGCCAGATCTCTGGTACATCTTCCTCAGGTTTGATGATAGCAATCATGTTATTTTTGATCGTGCCCGCCATACAATCCTGTGCAGCGTGCCATCCTTCATGACGTACAACACTCATCAACACATGTGGTCGAT